CCCGCTTACCGTGGCGCGAAGGGCTTGATACAAGAGTTTATTCGAGATCGCGCAGACGTCGCGACACCTCCACGCGGTGGGTTCTTGCGTAAAGAGCCACCACTACGTTCACGCGGCCTTTTGGAGCAATAGCATGGAATATGATATCAACGAGATGGCTGACGAAATGGAAGCTCTTATGAACCCTAACCAGATGGACGACGACGAGCTGCAAGGTATTGTCGGTAAAGAGATCGAGGACGCACGCGATTACATCGACAACACCGTTTCGCCAATCCGCGCATCTGCGACCCAATATTATCGCGGCGATCCGTTCGGCAACGAAGAGGATGGCCGCAGTCAAGTTGTAAGCATGGACGTGCGCGACACTGTGCAGGCGATCATGCCGAGCCTGATGCGCATTTTCCACGGATCGGAGCGCACCGTTGAATACATCCCGCAGTCTGCGGAGGACGTTGCTGCGGCTAAGCAGGCGACTGAGTATGCGAATTACGTGATTAACCGCGACAACGACGGCTTCCTGCACATGCACGCCGCGTTTAAGGATGCGCTGATCCGCAAGGTTGGCGTTTTGAAGTGCTACTGGGATGACCAGACAAAGTTTGAGACGCATGACTTGACTGGCCTTGACGACAACGCTCTGGCGGCTTTGATGGCGGACCCTGACGCCGAGGTCGAAATTGTCGCATCTGAGATGATTGGCGAGCCACAGATGGACCCGATGACAGGTCAAATCGTGCCTCCGCCTTCAGTGCACGCCGTGCGCGTGACTTACACGCATCCAGACGGACGCGTTAAGCTAGAGGCTGTGCCGCCCGAGGAGTTCCTGATTTCTCGCGAGGCTAAATCTATCGAGGACAGCGATTACGTCGCCCACAGACGCATTCTGACAGTCTCAGAGCTAGTTGCGATGGGATACGACTACGAAGAAGTCGAGAGCCTTGCATCATCGCACGAGGACATGACGACAAACATCGAGCGCTTGACGCGTAACGCGCAGCTCGACAACGAGCTGAACGAGCGCAACGACAAGGCGATGCGCAAAGTGATGTACGTCGAAAACTACATTAAAGTAGACTACGACGGCGATGGCATCGCGGAGCTGCGTAAAGTTTGCACGGCTGGCGACGGTAACAAGATTTTGATGAATGAGCCGTGCGGCATGGTGCCGTTTGCGTCGTTCTGCCCCGATCCAGAGGCGCACGACTTCTTTGGCATGTCTATTGCTGATACGGTCGCCGACATCCAGCGGATCAAGTCTAACATCATGCGTAACACGCTCGACAGCTTGGCAATGTCGATCCACCCACGCATGGCGGTAACCGAGGGTATGGTTAATATCGAGGATGCCATGTCAACCGAAGTTGGCAGCGTGATCCGCCAGCGCCAAAGCGGGTCTGTGCAGATGCTGTCGATGCCATTCGTTGGCCGCGAGGCGTTCCCAGTGCTGCAATACATGGACGAGTTGAAAGAGGCCCGCACAGGCATCTCAAAGGCGTCTGCAGGCTTGGATGCGGGTGCGCTGCAGTCATCCACCGCAGCGGCTGTAAACGCGACTGTGAGCGCCGCTCAGCAGCACATAGAGATGATCGCGCGTATCTTTGCCGAGACTGGCATGAAGCACCTTTACAAGATTGTGCTACATTTGCTTACGACGCATCAAGATCAGCCGCGCATGGTGCGCCTGACGAACGAGTTCGTGCCTATCGATCCGCGCGTCTGGAACGCGAACATGGACGTCACTGTAAACATTGCACTTGGCAAGGGCAGCGACACCGAGCGTTTGATGATGTTGCGCCAGATCAGCGAGCTGCAGAAAGAGGCACTCATGCAGCTTGGCCCAGTGAACCCGCTGACCGACATGACGAAACTTTCTAACACGTTGAAATCTATGACAGAAATTGCGGGCTTCAAGGACAGCTCACAATTCTGGTCAGACCCAGCGCAATTCCAGCCTCCGCCCCAAGAGGATAAGCCAGACATCAACGAGCAGTTGATACAAGTCCAAATCCAGCAAATTCAGGCTGACATCCAGAAAAAGGCGGCAGAGCTAACGCTTGAGCGCGAAAAGATGATGATGGAAGACGATCGCAAGCGCGATGAGCTGGATGCCGAGTTATTCGTCAAGGCGGAAGAGATGAAGGCTAAGTATGGCACGCAGCTCAACGTCGAGAAGATTAGAGCTGACCTTGCAATCAACCGTGAGGTGATGAAGGGTCAGGCGGACATCATTAAGGGCGCCATAGATGATCAAGAGTAAACAGAAAATCATCGATGACGGGCGCGAGGCAAAGCGCCTGCTCGATGACACTGATTTGCAACGATTTCTCGATGAAATCCGAGCAGATTGTTACCAAGAGTTCGAGATGACGGACTTTGGTGACAAAGACGGTCGGGAGGCCGCATTCATGAAGTTGCGGGGTGTGGAGACAGTGCGTCAAGCGCTTCGCGCTTTGGTAGATAACGCATCTATTGAAAAAAAGGGAAAATAGATGCATAATTATGGAGATATAGAATGGCAGAAACCAACAACCCACTTGGGACTGATCTGGCATCCGCACAAAATGCAATTAGGCAAATGATGGTGCCCCAAGAGGATAACGCCGCTGAGCCGAACGCGCTTGAGGCAGAAGCTGAAGAGGTAATCGAAGCTGAAGCCGAAATGCCAGAGGGCGATGAAGAGTACTCTGAAGAGTACGAATTTGGAACCGAAGGCGAACTTGAAACTGAGGAAACCGAAGGACAGGACGACGACAATTCTTTCGACATACTTGCGGCGATAGTCGAAGTAAACGGAGAAGAGAAGACTGTCGAAGAAATGAAGAACGGTTATCTAAGGCAACAAGATTACACGCGGAAGACGCAAGAGCTTGCAGAGCTTCGACGAGAAGTTGATGCAAGAGAAGCAGAGATCGCGAGTAAAGATGCACAGTATGCCCAACTTTTACCTGCGCTGCAGGAGCGGTTGGAGCAGCCGATGGAACAGGAGCCTGATTGGGACAAGCTGTACGACACAGACCCCAATATGGCAGCGAGGGCAGAGCGCGAATGGCGTAAGCAGCAAGAGGAGCGAAACGCTCAACTTGAGGCGGTACGTCAAGAGCGCATGAGAATGGCAGAGCTTGAGCAGCAACGTAACGCGCAGTTTGAGGCACGTTACACTGACGAGCAGAGGGCCATTTTGCCAGACCTCATTCCTGAGTGGCGAGACACAAAAGTCGCCAAGCAGGAAGCAGGACAGCTACGAGACTTCCTCTTAAGCGAGGGTTTCTCGGAAAATGATGTCAACGGTCTGCGTAATGCCACGCTTGTGAAGTTAGCGCGAAAGGCAATGCTATTTGATCAAGGCCAAACTCGGGCAACCAAGGCAAAGACTGCTAAGGCCAAGCCGAAAGCCAAGACAATGAGAGCAGGGTCACGCGGTTCACAGCCAGCTAAGACAAGTGCGCAACAACAAGCGTTTCAACGCTCAAAGCAAACTGGCCGTATGGCAGACGCCGCGGCTGCAATCAAATCGTTACTCTAGGAGGCCACAATGGCAATCGTAACAAACACATTCACATCACACTCAGCGGTTGGTATCCGCGAGAGTTTGCATGATGTTATCTCAAATATTTCGCCTGAAGAGGTTCCATTTCAATCGAATGTTGGCTCTGAAAGCGTAAGCAACACTTACTTTGAATGGCAGACAGATAGCCTAGCAGCGGCTGCGACAACAGCCGTCATCGATGGTGACGATGTGGCGTCATTCGACAGCACATCAGCGACAACTCGTGTTGGTAACTACACACACATCCGTCGTCGTACAGCCATCATCGCGGATAACCTAAGCGCGCAAGACCTTGCGGGACGCAACGATGAGTTGAGCTACCAGCTCGCAAAGCGCGGCAAAGAAATCAAGCGCGACATCGAAAAAGTGCTATGTGACAACAACGCTCAAGTTGCTGGCGCAGCGGCTACTGCGCGTGAGACAGGTGGTCTAGGTGCTTGGATTGGTACAAACCAAAACGACAACCACGCGACTGGTCAGGCAAACTCAAATGGTACAACCGCTCGTGGCGACGGTACACAGCGTGCGTTCACTGAAACAATGCTAAAAGACGCAATGCAGCAAGCGTACGCATCAGGCGGTCAGCCAACATTGTTGATGGTCGGTCCACACAATAAAACTGTTGTGTCTGGTTTCGCAGGCATCGCGGCGCAGCGTTTCATGGCGCCATCAGATAGCCCAACAACGATCGTAGGAGCTGCTGACGTCTATATGTCCGATTTCGGGTCCCTCTCTGTGATCCCTAATAGATTTCAGCGTGAGCGTGACGCGTTCTTGCTAGACCCTGAGTACGCATCTGTATGTTACCTGCGTCCGATCCAAGCGGTCGAACTAGCGAAAACAGGTGACGCAGAGAAGCGTATGGTCATCGCAGAATTT